GCGGTTGAAACCGACGAGAAGAGGTCTTTCAACTTGGGGCCGAACTGCTGCCCCATGACGCCCAACCCTTGCCCGACAACACCAGCGATGGCAGAGCCTTTCGCCAGGTCCGCCTGAGATTCCGCGGTCGCGCGCTGTGCGCTCATCGCGGCTTGGTTCTGCAGCGACGCTCCTACGGATGCGAGCTGGCTCTGCCCGAGCCGCGTCAAGGCCCCCAGGCCTTCCACATAGGCGTCGTCCACTTGCTGATCCGAAATAAGCCTGCCGATGCTGGTGGCGCCGGCGCGCTGGTTGCCCAGTTCGGTTTGCGCCAAATTCGCCTTGGCGGATCCCGGCATGGCGCCACTGTTAGACAGGCTCTTCTCGAGCCGCGATTCGGCCTGCGCGAAATCGATGGCGGCGTCTGTCGAGGATTTGCCCTGCGCGAGCCGACGCGCTGCGGAGTCGTCCTCGCCAGCGGCTTGCACTTGCCCGGCTAGCTTCTGTTGGACGGGCAGCCACCGGCGCTGGTAATCCTGCTGGAGGTTCCAGGCGTGTTGCGCGAGTGCGCGCTGCTCGGCGGTTTCGTTAACTTCGCCCTTGCTCATCGAGCCACCTGACCATCTCGTTGCTGCCACGTCGGCGCCAACCGCGCCCTAACTTACGTGACCAGCCGTTCCGTCGAGATTGGAAGGCGATGGCCTGAGCCTCAAGCTCGCGTGCGATTTTCAGGATGGCTGGGAATTGGCGCTCGAACGCCCCATGCCTGAATGCCACGGCGAGCCACACGAACAACTCCAGGTGCTGGCCGGCTGGCTCCGGTTTCAGCTGCGCGACGACCAGCGCGTCTTCGCAAGCCAGGCACATGGCTTTGTTGTTACAGCAGTGTAACCGTATTTCTTCGATTTCGGAATAGGTGACAATGCCTCGTCGGCACGCGTCGCGGGCCACCAGCGGGAGCCACGCCGGGTCGACGAAGTGGAACTGAGTGCCGGAAATCATTTGAAATACCAACCGGATATGACGATCCCGTTGGCCACTGCCGGCCACGGCGGCAAAAACATGTTCGTGCTGCCGCTCCCACCCACACCATCACCATAATTCGTTAAGTTGCCGGCGTTTATGGCCGTGCAGAGCCCGTCGAATCCGGTCTTGATCGCCGCCGGGAGGTTGCTGATGAACGTTGTCCCACCCCCAATGGAGGACGTCGTGGCGCCGCCAGTCACGCTGATGCGCGCCATCCAGTGAACGACATCACCGACGATTTCGTAGTATCCGGTCTTCGTGATGGTGCCGCCGCCCGGCACTTCCGTCAGGCCGGTAAACGCCGGCGTGAAGGTTCCGCTGGTGTCGAGCGGCACGGCGCCGCTACCGATCGTACCGTTCGAGAGATCGGACGCCGCCAGAGCACCCGCCGTGACGTTACCTGATGCGTCGGCCTGCAGCACGCCGGCGCCATAGGTGTTGAGCCGCAAGGCGCCCGACGCGCCGAGTGTCATGACGACGGCCGAGAAAACGCTACCTGTCGCGGTCGTCGAAAACGCAATGCTGGCACCCTGGGCTGAGTTAGTCCAGTTCTCCGCGGCGGTGAACTGCAAGAACGCCCGGGGGCCGGACGAATAGCTACTGGTGCCGTAGCCGCGAGCGCCAAGCGTGCCGATGGAATCGCCGCTGGACAGCCCGGACGGGGAGGCGGCGGTGCCGTTCGCTCGCCTGACGACGAGGTCCGACGCGCCCGCAAAGCCGTCCACCACAACGGCGGACGCTGTGGAGTTCGCGCCCGTGAACGTCATCACAGTTCCGAGGGGTAACGTTCCCGGCGGTGACGACGCGTTCGCGCTGACGTGCAGGCGGCATCGGGGGCTGGCCGTGCCGATGCCGAGCCGCTTGTTGACGGAGTCGTAGTAGAAGCTGCCGTTGTCCTCGGAGTACACCCCGGAAGCGCCAGCGAACACCACCGAGCCGGCGGTAAACGCTGTCGAGGCCCCCGTCCCGCCGTTGGCGACAGGCAGCGTGCCGCTGACATCCGCTGTCAAGGACACCGGTCCCCACACAGGATCCCCGGCCGAATTGCCGTGCAGAACCTGAGTGCTGGCGCCTTGATTCGCGAAATCCGGACTGGCCAGCGTAAGCGCCCGAAAAGTCGGCGCCGCCGGGGCGCCGCTCACCGGTCCTGCGAACACCACATTCGGCGCCTGGGTCGTGAACCCCACGGCCAACGTACCGATGTGCGTGACTGGGTTGCCGCTGACTGTGAACACAGAGGCCGGCATCGTCAGGTCCACGGATCGCACAACGGTGGCGAGAATGTAGGCCTCGACGTCAAGCACGAACTGCACCGATGCGGCGAGGAAATTCTCGAATCCACTGGAGTCGAAGCCGGGGGTCAGGAGCACCGGGATGCCAGGATCGATGTCCACCACGGTGTCGCTGACAGCGGTGCCCACGGCGATCGCCACCTTCTCGTAACCCGGGGTCTGGGTCAGAGCCATATCGCCCACATACACCAGTTCATTTGGGGAGAACGCGGCACCGGTGATAGTGAGCCGGCCGGCGAACTGCACCACCACGCTGCTGCCCGCGGAAGCGCTGGCCGTGGCGATGCCGACCAGCCCGAAACAGCGCGAGGGGTCGCTGGCGTCGGCGGGGGCGCAAGCTGTCGCACTGGTGAACACGACCGGTTGGAAAGCAGTCACATCGTCGCTGCAAATGAGCGTCACCGTGTTCGCTGCGTCACCGTCCTGCAGCGCCGCCACGGCGGTGGCGAGGGCCGCCAGCTGAGAGCGAATCGCACTCAGATCAATCGCTGTCTGCGTCGACTGCATCGATAACTGCGCCGTCGTGGCGGCGCCTGAGAACGCCACTTCCAGCGCCTCAAGCCGGGCTCGAATTTTGTCGACGAGATCTTGGACCGCCCGCACCGTCACGTCGCGCACGGCTGGCAGGCCAGGCTTTCCGAGCGCGCCCATTAAGTCAGCTCCAGTACGTCTTCAGCGGCTTGAATGACACGGACCGTTGACGTGCCGATGAGTTCCATCTCGAGCGTGTTGTACGGCTCGTCGGCCTGCCGGAGAGTGAACTCCGTTTGGGTGGCGATGACGCGTTGATCCACCTCAGCGCCGTCGCCGTACAGCGTCCATACGATGTTCTGGTAGTCCGCAGCGCGCACCTGGGCCATGAGCATGGACACCGGGTACTCGTTCAGCCAAAGCTTGGAGCGCCACCGATAGACCATGTGGTTCGATGGGTCGCCCTCGAATTCAAAGATGGTTTTGCCGTCCGCGACGCCTGGAGACACCGGCGGGATGGGCAACAGGGGGTCCGTGGGTTCGTCGCTGTGGTCCAGCACCAGATACAGGTTGTCCGTTATCGGGTCAGCGAAAGCGGCGCATGCGTGGAACGACATCTCCACCGCGCCGAACCCGCCCTCGTTCATGTCGAGCACGTAGCACCCGCGGGCGGACCCGGCCGTCCAGAAAAGAAAGTACATGTCATCGTGCTGGATGCCCATGAGGCTGGAGGGATCCAAGGCCTGCCATTGCCGGCGCGTGAACAGCCGCGCCGTGGCGTTGATGACCTGCCCAGGCCCACGCACGGCCATCAGGCCGTCAGGCCCGGGAAACACCACACCAATGCCGGTCAAATATGCGAACCCGCGCTTGCTGGTCGCGGCATACGGCACCTCGAACTTGCTCATGCTGTACGCATCGGGCGAATTGCCGGTGGCGATGTACAGGAAGTTCCGCGTACCGATGACCACAGTGTTGTCGATGTTCGCGATTCCGACGATGTCCGTGTCGGTCTTGAGCCGATACGGCACCGGCCACGCATGCGCGTAGTTTTGCGCGCTCAGGCAGAGTTCGTTTTTGCTGAAACCCACCATGATGCCGTTGGGCAGCGCCATGATGCCGTGCAGGTCGTCCGGTGGGAGCGCCCAGATCGTCGACAGCAACGCTTCGCCGAGCTCGACATCGGTGAGCGTGTCGGTGTAGGTGGCCTGCGACAGCGGGATCTCGGCGACGAATCGGAACTCGGTGCCGCTGCTCCCGGTGGCCGAGCGGTATATCCGCTTGCTGGTGATGCCGTAGTCGTCTGGCAGGCCCGTGGGGAGGCTGACCGTCGTCGTGACCTCAACGCTCACGCCATCCGGCCGCAGAATCGTATTGCTGGCCAGACTCGGTGCGGACTCCTCCCCGATGTCATTGACGAACGTGACGACGTAGCTGGTGGCGATGTTCGAAACGTTCGCTGCCGAGATGGAGCCGCTGCCAGTGACCGTGATGTTGGTGTAGCGCGTAGCTTTCGCGCCGGTCCCGGTGGCCATCACGAAGCCGTACACACCACCGAAAGTGAACCCTTGGCGCAGGGTCAGCGTGGACAGCACCGTTGCCCCCTGCTTGATTTGCGCCACCACAGTGGTGGAACCGTCACTGTTGTACGTCGTGGTGGCGTGGAAGGTGTAGGTCACCCCCGACGTCATTGTCAGGCTGTCGAGCGCTGACGGGCTCCACACGGACCCCCACGCCGACCCGTTGCCCATCGAGAACACCGCGGCCGTTCCATTCGTGCCTACTTGCGCGCGGCAGCCAACGCCAGCGCCGTTGTTTGTGATGGCGAAGCCGGCCTGCCAATCGCCCATGCCTGGCTCAAACTCGAAGTCGGCGGTGAACGTCGTCACCAGGCTGTCGACGGTCCCGAAATCCCGGTAGGTGAAAGTCAGTGCACCGTAATTCTCGTTGGCAAACAGGCGGTAGCACGGCGCCAGCGCGCCGGTGCTTTCTTGTGAGACGGTGCGGACAGACGGGATGTCGCCGGAAGATGTCCAATACGCCGCCAAGTTCGTGCCGTTGTCGGTCACTGAGATGGCGTCATCTGCCGAAGGATCGACGTCGACAACCAGGGTCGGCGGTGAGTCGGGCGCCGGCACGCCAAGCGGTCGCGTGTCGACCGGGTAGGGCTCGCTCCCGGTGGTCGCCATGGCGTAATTGGTCCACTGCGGGGTGCTGTAAACGCCAGGCCCCGTCAGGTACACGCGATACGTGGTGTCGCCGGCCACAAAACCGCGCGCCACGTTCACGTCGGCATCCCACGACAGCCACTTGTCGTTGAGGAGGTACACGGTCTCGACGGGCCCAGAATTGGCCAGTTCCTTCGTTTGCGCGAACTGGCGCCAAGCCGTCAAGTCACCGTTCAGCAGGCGCGCGTTGATGGCGCTCTGCGCCGCGCTCTCCGGCAGCTTCGTCGAAGCCACCCGAGGGATCTCACCGGCGAAGACCTGTACGGCGCGTTTCATGGTTCATCCGTTCGGGAATGGGGTGGTACGGACGGTGTAGTTGTCTGAGCCATAGCGCCCGACGCCGCGCGTGATCCGAACTTCGTCGATCAATCCAACGAAGTTGCGCGCGGGGGTGTTGGAAGGGTCGGTGCCGATGAACATGGGCTCAACGTTCTCCGGGTCTTGCATACCGCCTGAAGACGTCGCCGACGAGACCATCACACCATCCACGTGCAAGTAGAAATCCTCGCCTTGCCGTGAGAACGACACCGTGTGCTTCACGCCTACCGGAGCGACTCCCAAAGCCACGCAGTTCGCCACGGCGAGGTTGGCGCCATAGAGAACGGCCTGCACTCCCGAGTTGCCACCGTTCACCACGAACTGCACGCCGTTCCAAGTGCCGGACGGCGCCTGATTGCAAATCAAACCTTGGACGGTCGACACCGATTCGTCCTGTTTGAAGGACAGTTCGATTGTGAAGTCGACGCCGGCGGGGTAGTACCAGTCTTCTTGCGGGTCGCCGTCCGTCCCGACGTAATAGTTTCCATCGAGCTGCAAGCTGCCTTCGCCGTAAAGCGGCGTGACGGTGTCCAGCACCACCCCTGGGCCTGAATGCCCAATGGTCTGGTTTTGCGAAGACGAATCTATCAAGGCGTCGGAAACACTCAGTTCATCCGTGTGCAGCAGCAGGATCACGTACTCCCAATACGGGTCCAACTCCTGTTCGACGGAGGGTTTTAGGACACCCAGTTGAGCGGCCAGCATCACTCGGCTGCCAAGTCGCCGGCCAAGACCCATTCGTCTTGCGCCACGTTGATGAGAGACGCCACGGAATAGCGACCGGCGAGTGTAGAGCTCAAGCCTGCACGGATATTGATGGTGACTCCATCAGCGCCAACGACATTCGGGGTTGATTCCGCGGCGCTGGCGTAGATGAGAACGCTGGTGCCTTCCGCGAACGGGACGTCCGCGTAGGCGGGCACCGTGAGGTTGCCGAAGTTCGTGGTCGCGGCGATTCCACTGTTGGCGTCTTCGGCTTCCAGCGTGTACGGGCCAGCCGTGTACTTCCACGCAAACGTGTTGCCGCCGCCCTCCGCGGTGACCGTGACCACGTTTGAACTTTCGCCGGTGCCGCGCGTGGCGGTCAGCCCGGTGCTGAAGTTCAAGGTGTCCGCATCGGGACCGCCGAGGTCTTCACCGCCGTTCTGGAACTGGATGAACTGCGGGAAGTCCGTGGACGCCGGGGGCGGGAAGTTTCCCGCGGGGCTGATGCCGAAAGTCATGGTTCACCTGACGAAGTTGCGGCTCCGAGCGCGCACCGAGCCGTTGTTGAACGCTCGCTGCACCTCGGCCTTCCCGTTGGAGATTCCTGACCTGAAAACACGCGACCACGTTTGCGCAAGCGCGGGGTTGGTCCACTTCTGGCCAGGGATGTTCAGGAGGTAAGCCAATGCTCCGGCCTCGATCTCGTTGCTGTGCTTCAGCAGCGGCGCCTCAGGGATGTTCACAGCGTCTTCCTTCGGCTGAACGATCGCGCTGACCAACAGCTGGTACACCTGATCGGGAACAGGATCGACCGCGAACTGCCCCTCCGCCACATAGGCGTACCGCATAGGCTGGGCGGCCGGGATGTTGGGGTCCCATTGGGAGGGGTCACTGACCCGAAGCGCCCACTCCTGCGTATTGCCGCCGGTCGTCAGGCTCCCCTGCACCGCGAACACGCCAACGATGTCCATGTACGGATCGGTGCCCAAGCTGTACACGCGCGTATCAACCGTAGTGGCGCCGGAGATGGCCGTGCGCAGCCACCGGGTTTCCTGGCACCACTGGCGCAGCGCCCGCACGAAGGCGCGGCGCAAGGTGATGGTTGGGCACCTCTGCACGATCTGCGCGATATTGGCCAAGCGATCGTTGGCGTTCACCATGTTCATGGTCACTCTCCAGGCGTCTGCGAGACGCGCGGTGCGACGGCCACTTGCGAGGTGGCGCGCAGCCCTACGCCTTGTCCCCACATGCTGTAGTAGCTCCCGGACTTGGCCAGGTCTTGCCGCTTCGTGTTCTTCGCGTAGGCCTTGTGCAACATGAAATTCGCCAGGATGTTCTGGTATGTTTCTGAGACGACGAGCTCTTCACCGCTGGACCCAGTCAGCACCGGCGGTACAGCGCCGCGGATCACCCATATGCTGCCCGCGCCGTTGTTGGGCGGGAAGACGGTGAAGCGGCGAGGATCGCGCGGGTCAGCGGTGTAATGCTCGACTTGCGCCTGCTGGGTGGCGCGCGGCCAAAACCGGTTGGCTTCCTCGAGCAGCGCCTTGTCCACCAACGTCACGACCCGGCCGTCCGCGTTGTGGGTGATATCGAAGAGCCCGACCGTGCCCAACGGTAGCGTCTGCACGATGCCAGCCGTGGGCGTGACAAACTCTTCGATGATGTACATGTCGGGCTTCACGGAAGCCGTGGCCCGAAGGCCTTCGTTCAGGTATCCCACCAACTCGTCGAACGACCAGGTGTCGTGCAGCGGGTCGAGCAGCGTGGTGGCCACGCTGTCGACAAGATCGAGGGTGGAGAGGCTCATGGTGGTCAGCCGATGTGGTCGTCACCGGCCATGGCCATCACTTCCGCCCGCAGCGTGTCGACGTTCTTCCGGCGGTCCAGTGTGCGGCCGTACTCCGTCGCCGCGAAGTCAATGAGCTCGTCTTTGGTGGCCGTGCCGACGTCGAACGGCGCTTCCATCTGCGGCTTGTTGAACTGGTCCAGCCAGCGCATGCGCTCGGTTGCGCTGGCCGTGACGGAACCGGTGTAGGGGATGTACTCTGGGAGCTCACGGATCCGCGGGACGTTGGGCATCAGCCGGCCGTCTTCACGGTTGATGAGCAACGGCACCTTCTTGTCTTGCAGGACGCGAGGCGTCTGGAGCGCCGGATTGATCTGCAGGGACTTCATTCAAACTTCTCCTTCGTGGAGTGAAGAAGCACCAGCGCCTGAAGGCGCCGGTGCGTGCTGGCTCAAGAGCCGCTCGGGCCGCCGGGCGTGTACGCCCGGTTCTTCGCCTTTCCGGCCTGGCCGTTGGACTGTTCCGGCATCAGCGGCTTGTGCGGGTAACGGGCCTTGGCTTTGCCTTTGGCCTGCGACTGCTCGGCCGAGATGGTCTCGGGCGGCACCTTGACGGTGTCGTTGGCTTTGTAGGGGTTGCTGGTCTTCATGATTCAACTCCGATCGGTGTTCATGCTTGCAGGAAACTCAGGCCCTTGTGGGGCCTGAGCACCTATCAGGCGTTGCGGCAGACCGCGCAGCCCAAGTAAGTCGGCGCGATGACCTTGAACCCGAAGACCATCAGGCCACGAATGATGTAGCCGAAGTCGGAGGGGTTGTCGATCATTTGGCATTCGACGATCTGGGACGCGAACGTCAGGCCGGCCGAGTGGCCGAACATGACGTAGGTCGCAGCGCCGGGCGAAGCCTGCGTCATCAGGTTGCGGCTTTGATAGACCGTGAACCGATCGATCTCGCCCACCTTGCCGTTGCGCAAGATCGACACGCCGTCACCGGCCAGCGATGCGATGCGCAGGTCCGACTGCTTGATCAGACGGATGAACCACGGCGGCGCAACCAGCCAACGGCCTTCGTCAGACACGTTCTGCTCGTCGAGGACCTGGCCCATCTCGGTGATCAGATCCACCACCGT